AAGGGCAATGTTACCATTGACAGTATCCTTCAAAATTTGCAGACTATCTGCAAAGCGATCTCTAACAGTCATGATTGACTCCTATTTTGTTTTTCCAACATGCACCGAAGTGCAACGAGACAGGCAGGGATCGAACCTGCGACCGACTGCTTAGAAGGCAGTTGCTCTATCCGCTGAGCTACTGTCCCGAGTGATTAAACAGGGACACGTACTATCGGATCACCTTCCCACATAGTCTTCTTAACCTTGTCAACTTTACCTCGGATGTTAAACGAGATGATGGTGCGTGATTTGTCTGACTCATTGGGTAGTGCCTCGTGTGCAATGGTTGCTGGAAAAATAACCATGTCTCCTTCCTTAACAGGTGGAATGAAGGTCTGTAACCTACCACTCCAAGGGTTATTGAAAGGTGAGATGAATTGCGTGGCTTGATGGACTCTAGGATCAAAGTCCACATACATTACTGCTGACCATCCACTGTGTCCATGATTGTGGAGACCGTGCTTCTGACCTTTGTATGATGTTTGACACCACATGTCAGTAAACTCGATGCGTCTACGCTCAGTAAACTCAGCAAGGTATGGCTCGATGATATCAATCACCGTGTCAGCATAAGGTGGCAGGTCCCACTCCTCCTGATGAAAGAAGTCAGTGTACTGCTCACCGTTAGATTCTAGATGCTCTCTCCCTAGGATGGGCAGAGCATTCATGATCCTCTCTTTATTCTGTCTCCAATTCTGAATTTCATAGTGTGCAATCGGGATTGAGAATAAAGAATGGACGGTCATTTCATTTCTGATTGTTGTCGGATACGTTGTGCTAGGGTTTCTCCTCGCATGTAGTCTCCTTCAGCTATAGCTTCATGGAGTTGGTCCACTAGGAATTCAATCGTATAGTTGATCTCATCAATCTCCTCAAGAAATTGATTGTCCATGGGTGGTGCCTCTCTCCGTTGCTTGCTTAGTATATATGCAGGGAGGGTCACTTGTCAACCCCGAAGTGTTTGATAAACCACTCGGCGTCCACTACGACCAGTGCTGGCTTACGATTCTTCTTCATAAAAAGAATCGGTTGGTGGTCTCCAGCGTTAGCACATGCCTGCTCATAGGCATCATAGACATTGAGTTTCTCTACATTCTTACACTCGATGCTGAAGGGAAACTTCTTCCTAGCATCTCGTGCCATGATGAGATCTTCCCCGCCAGCACCCATGCTGCGAGACTCAATGTCCTCAGGGTGTACATCTCTATGCTCAATGAGCATATCTCTCACCCACTTCTGGAAGTTTCTACCCTTCGCTTTCGCACTCTGTGGTTTCATCTTTATCCTTTTTATTGAATCCAAATGGTGCAGTCTTACTTTCTTCTTCCTGTCTCAGTTTCATGGCAACAGCACCAAGTGATTCCATAACCTTAAGGATGTCCTCTGTCTTGGCATCCTCTCCTAATTCTTTGGCAACATACCAATACTTCTCCCAGAAAGTATCGCCTGCCTTTTTGTAATCATCTAATGTTAATAGTTTCATCAGTCAGCATAACCATCATCGTCATCACTATATCTATAACCTAAACGCTCTGCCTGGTTGGGAGGAAACCATGGTTTCTCAGGCATAGTCTTGTATGCATCAGGGTCTTCTTTAATAGCATCCTCTAGAGAGATTGCTAGGAGTTTGAGATTGTGTGCAATCAGTTTTACTTTCTCGTGATTCATAGTTAAAAAGAATAATAAAAAAGAGGGGAAGGTCCCCTCTTACTTATGCTACTTACTGTAGGTTTTTCCACGGTAGCAGAAAGTCCCGTGGGACTCGTGGTTTTCTACACAACGTGTGTCATACTCCACTCCACGGTATGTAGTGTGGTGAATTTGTGCGTCGTGAAGAGCTGCTGCCTTCTGGATTTTCTTACGGATGTAGTTGAGTGTGTTCATGAGTTAGTCCTCTGAAGTTAGGGTGGTTTAATCCCCGTTCCTTCAGTCGTTTGCGTCCCAGTTGCACTCAGGTGTTGCTTCCTTTACGGTCTCAATCACCTCAGTCTGAATGATCGGACTCACGTTATCATTGCGTCGGACGCGACTGATCATGTCAGCAGCATCTTGGCAATTTATGGTAGCGTAGAGTAGTAGATCAATCATGGGATGAACGCTCCGTTCCGCGACTTACTTGCGTCCAAAAGGATATGAAGTCCTTTGGATGAACGATACAGTCATGATAACATGACATTTCTATTTATGCAAACGGTTTGTATCAGAAGTTACCGTTTTCCTTTTTTGCCCAAGCGATAGGGTGTATTCCTAATGGGCTTGGTACTCTTTAAGTCCTTCTTCAGTTTCCTCAAGAAAGATAAGTGGTCCTTTATACCATGACTGAGGGTTTTCGGCGCACCAATCACCCTCAAGTCTTCCGAATAAAGGGACCTCCCTTTGTTCTTCCAATTTTTTCTTACCATATAGTGATTTAAGTTTAGAGCTTAAACCCGCTAAAAGTTTCAGCACTGACATCTTGCTTGATTCCTCCGACGACATAGGATTCAATCTCAGTTTCCTGAGGGGCATTCTGTTGACCCTTGCTATTTAGCCAGTGCTCTGTCCAGGGCAGTGGATTATTCTTAGCAGGGATGTCGAAGGCAGGTGTCAGTCCGATTGCTTTCATGCGACGGTTTGCAACCCATTCAACGTATTGAGAAAGCAGACGCTCGTTAAGACCGATCATGCTACCATTCTCAAACAAATAACTTGCCCATTCTTTTTCTTGGGCTACTGCGTCAAGAAACATCTGACGCACGGTTTCTTTTTCTTCCTCTACAATCTCCAGCATGTCAGGATCATCACCCTTCTTCCACTTGTAAAGGATCTTCTGAGTCAACGCGAGATGTTGCGACTCATCCCTGGCAATAAGGGAGATAATTTTTGCAGAACCTTCCATGAGTTTAAGTTCACCAAAAGCAAAGCTGCAAGCAAAAGAAACATAAAAACGGATTCCTTCCAATATGTTAACATTAGCAATCGCCAGGTAGAGTTTACGCTTGACATCCCTGATAGTCCACTGTGATGTGGGGGAATCTTTCCAACCCTCTTTCCACATATTACTGAGTGACCACTCAGTTGCTACCTCAATGAAGTCATTGTATGCTTTGCACACTGCAGCAGCACGGTCAAGGATCTTATCATTATCTAGTACCGCATCGAAGACCTCTGATGGATCTGCGTATACGTTTTTGATGATATGGGTATAGGAGCGGGAGTGAATCTGCTCCATGAATTCCCATACTCCCATGCATCCTTCCAACTCTGGAAGACTACAGTAAGGTGAGAATGCCATCCCAGGACCACGCCCTTGCACAGAGTCCAGAAGGATCTGATACTTGAGGTTGCTGGTGTAGATATGTTTTTGTTGTTCATTCAGTGTCTTGTAATCGGCACGGTCCTTCTGCAATGATACCTCTTCAGGTCTCCAGAAGTAACCGAGTTGTGTCTGAGTTAGTTTGTCAAAATCAGGATACTTATACTCGTCGTATCTCTGCATCCCTAATGGTTGACCAAAAAACATTGGTTGCTTCTTGGTATCTACCTTGCGATCGTTGAAAACTGTCAGTCCCATTGTGGCTCCCTTGGATTCTTGCATGTACCGTAGTTGTGAATATAATTTAGAAAGGCGTTGATCCTTGGTGCGACATCCAAGGAGGTGCAACAATCAATGTAGGACTCAAAGTCTTCCTGTAAGTCCTTGCTGAGTGTGATGGTAACTTCCTTAGACATTGCAAGCGTCACACTCTGCTTCGTCGCCCTGGTCGATCTCTGCTAGGAGATCGTCTAGTTTCTTTTGTGTTTCTTCTACATCAGGATCTCGTTTTGCATCATATGTGTTTTGATAATAAGATGTCTTCCAACCATACTTGTAGGTGAGAAGGAGATCTTGTGCCATGACAGACACAGGGACTTCATTGTTGTCAAATTGCTCTGGGTTATAGGACCAGTTGCCTGAGATGGCTTGGTCAAAGAATTTCTGCATCACAGCAACGATACCAACGTATCCTTTGTTGGATGGCATGTCCCAGAGGAGGGTGTAGTTATTCTTTAGTGTAGTATATTGTGGGACAATCTGCTTAAGAGGTCCCTTCTTGGATTTCTTAATGGACAAGTAGTCTCTAGGCGGCTCGATTCCATTGGTAGCGTTTGACACAACGGAGCTGCTCTCCGAAGGCATTTGTGCGGACAGAGTGCTGTGCCTGAGTCCGTATTCGTCGATATCCTGCCTAAGAGTATCCCAATCATACTTGTATTCTGGCGCTACTAGATCATCCACATCCCTCTTATATGTATCAATCGGAAGAAGTCCATCACAGTACTTAGTGCGATGGTATGCTTCACATGCACCACGCTCTTGTGCCAGTTTGTTAGATGACTTCAGCAGATAGTATTGGAATGCTTCAGTCAACTCATGGACCAGTCTCAATGCACCCTTGTCATCATAGTGCTCTCCATGTCTGGCGAGGTAATGTGCTAGACCGATGAATCCAACCCCCAAGGAGCGCCTTGCAAGGGTGCTACGACGTGCAGCAGCAACAGGATACTCCTGGTAATCAATCAACTCTTCCAGACCTCTAACCGAAAGGTCACAAAGATTCTCCATCTCTTCAAGATTTTTAATCTTGCCCACGTTAATGGCAGACAGAATACACAGCGCAATCTCTCCTGCGTCATCATCAATGTGGTTGATAGGATCAGTAGGCAGAGTGATCTCTTGACAGAGGTTACTCATATTCACCTTGTCCTTGAAGGAGGAGTGACTATTACAGTGGTCGATATTCATGATGTAAATACGACCAGTCTCTGCTCTCTCCTTCAGTAGATCAAGGAAGAGTTGCTGGGCAGGGATTGTGAGTCGAGGGACTGATTGATCTTGTTCGTAACGACAATACATGTCGTCAAAGCTATCAGTGCCGAAAGCGTCATACAACCCAGGGACATCATGAGGACTGAAAAGCGAAACCTCTCCGTTTCCGATGAATCTTTCATAAAAAAGTTTGCTAATTTGGATAGAATAGTCAAGTTTCCTTACCCTGTTGTCTTCGGTGCCCTTGTTGTTTTTGAGGACGATGATGTCTTCGATTTCTTTGTGCCAAATGGGGAAGTGGACTGTTGCGCTTCCACCTCTGACGCCATTTTGAGTGCAGCATCTGACAGTTGACTCAAACTTTTTGAGAAATGGAATAACGCCTGTGTGCTGAACTTCACCGCCCCTGATTTTACTGTTGATGCCACGGATTCTTCCAGCGTTAATACCGATGCCAGCCCTTTGAGCAACATAGTAACCGATAGCCATGTCACTACTAAAAATGCTATCGAGGGTGTCATCAGCATCCACAAGAACGCAGCTTGCAAATTGTCGAAGTGGAGTCCGCACTCCTGCCATGATTGGCGTTGGGATGTTGATCCTGTGTTTTGAGATTGCGTTGTAGTATCTCTTGACATAATCGAGTCTTGTCTCAGATGGATATTTTTGGAAGAGAGTCGCTGCGATCATGATGTACATCTGCTGGGGTGTCTCATACACCTCCCCAGATGATCGATCCTGCACGAGGTATTTATCTACAACCTGGCGAAGACCAGCATATGTAAACAAATAGTCACGGTCGTGATCAATAAATGATTCGATTTGATCCCATTCCTCGTCGCTGTATGCTTTAAGAATGCTCTTGTCATACACATTACGCTCAATACAATCCCAAACGTGCTCCTGAATGTGAGGACGAAGGTCTGGGTGCCCATTATATACCTGCTTACGGAGACCAAACAGGAGCAGACGTGCTGCTACAAACTGATAGTTAGGTGCCTCCAATGTAATCAGGTCATTGGCAGAGCGAATAAGAATTTCTTGAATGTCACTGGTCTTGATGCCATCAAATAGTTGGAGGTTGGCATTCATTTCTACTGCCGACTCCGACACACCTGCGAGACCACGGCAGGCGTGCTCAACCATTTCATGAATTTTAGAGAGATGGAGATCTTCCACCTGTCCGTTGCGTTTTACAACTGCAATGTCGCTCATACCTTTTTCCAATCTGTTAGTTTTACCTTTGCTGTTAATCCTGAAAAGGTGTTGCTCTTTATTATAGCAGAAGGGTCAAGTCCTGCCAACACCATGTCATTTATATCTTTTTGTTTTACTGACTTTGGCCAGATAACCACCTTCTCCTTGCTTCCGATGGCAGCGTCAATCCGCTGCACGATCTGTTGATTTCTGGGCTCGTTGTCGAAGACCCAGACCCGATCTCGATAAGGTATAGAGCGGTGGTCAACATCGCTACCACACATAGCAACAGCTTGTCTAATGAAAGTACTGTCGAATGGTCCTTCTGTGACATAAACTGTCTCCTCTGGGTTTACATAATCTTGTCCAAATAGTTTGAGTCTGTCCTCAAACATTACTGTGATGTATCGTAGTGTGGAAGTTGCTGCCAGAGATCTACCCTGGATGCCAAACCACACACCGTCCTCACCAATTAGAGGGATAATAATTCTAGGTCTATCATTCTGTAGATTTTCAAACGTGGGACGTTGTGTATTGACCCACCTCTTAAACTTATCAACATAATAAAACCTACCCAGTTGATCTTCTGGGATCAACCTTGATGACAGATAGTCTCGGGCGGGATGTCCTATATTTAGCTCGTTGATAGGTGTGCAATCTGTTACCTTCTTAGCAAATTTAGGTTTCGCTGACTTGTATTCAGGGTCAGGTGTATGCCTTCCCTTGCCTGTCATCCCCTGCTTATATTTCTCCATGACATACTGATCATGCAGGTCAACTGCTTGATCCTTTAGGAAATTCCCCAGCGACCTACCTATGCCACAGTTGTGACACTTGTAAATGTATTCTGTCTTCTTCAGAAAAAAATACCCCCGTGCCTTATTCTTATGCTTCTGTGAATCACCACAGTAAGGGCAGCGGAAGTTATAGAGTCCTGACTTGACGTGTTTGTATTTGTCTAGCCTGGTGCTGAGAAGTCGGATGTATTTGTCATCGACGTAATCCATGCAGGGGAATCCACTGCAGGTAGCATACCAGTTTTCTTGTCGCCAGTCAAGTTATTGATCAAACCTTGTCCTGGCACGGATAGGAGGAAAGAAATTACAGCAAGACCACCAAAGATGGTCCACATCTTTTTCTCCATGACTCTCAGGCGATCGTCGATCAGTCTGATGTCACGCTCGCATCCTTTCTTGATTGCTTCTGTATCTTTATTCAGATCTGAGTGCAGTCTATCAATCTTTTCAAACAGGACTTCATCTACAGTGTCCTGTCTATCTAATTTCTCGTTGTGTACCGCGAGCAGTTGACCCATCTTTACAGAGTTTTCCTGTAAGGAGTCTACTACCTTTTCTAGTCTCTCTAGAATCGCTGAGTTTATGTCTGACATTACTCCGCCCTAAGTGCCTGTTGTCGTTTCTTCCAATAGAATTGGATGACATCATTAGGATAAAGACGTTTGACATCTAACTTCTTAAAGTTTTCTGGACGATAGATCTTGCGAAGCTCTATCTTCAGTTGTGCCTGGGACTTACTATACAATACATACTGCTCTGATCCATCATAGGATACAAGGAATGGTAGGTATGAAGTATCTTTCTGTGCTCCTTCAGTTGCTAGCATCTCCTTTTGAGAGATGGTGTAGCGACGACGCTTCCTAGGTTTCTTTTTCGACCCTCCAAGGAGGGGATCAAAACCTGCGTTGGGTCCCGTGGCGTCTGCTGCTGCAGTCATGCCACCGTTGCCGACACTCATTGTAGGTGCGTCTTCATTCATCACAGATCTTCTAGTAATTCTTTTACGTCGTTATCTATATCAATAAATTCAAGAGATCCAGCCTGCACTTGTGGATATCTATTCAAGTATTCGAGAAAGGTCTTAATAATAGACCAGTATTCTCTTTCTAGTTTATACATGAGAAGAGGGATGGTCCCGTCACCAAACACATTAAACAAAATGATTAGATGATTAAGTATCAAGTTGACACGGAGGACACCAGTCTTCAAATACCTCTTGAGTAATCTCTTAAGGTATTTGAATTTCTTCATGTCCTCCATAAAATCATCTACGGTAACCGACTGAGGGTTATCATAATGCTGAATGGCAAACATCAAATAGTTTTTCTCATTAAGTAAATCAAAGTGCATTATATAAGGAGTCGATTATTACGAGACGAAGGTCAGCGTTGCTGCGTCAGAGACAACTTCCTCAGCACCTTTGCTGGTGTTGACCTTCACTCTATACTTATCACCTGTGTTGTCAGCAGTTTGACCACTCAGCACAATAGATGCACTGGTTGCGCCAGAAACATTTGCGTAGCGGGTGCTACCAGATGCTTTCTTCTGCCACTGGTAAGTGATAGTACCAGATTGGTCCACAGTTGCGGCAACAGTGAAGGTTGCAGCACCTGAAGAAGTGTTTTGATCAGCAGGTTGAGTGCCGATTGTGATCGTCTCAAGCACGTCTGCCACGATGGTGTCATCAGCATCGTCACCAGCAGCACCAGCGGTGGCGTGGACGAATGCGAGGCACTCAGCCTTGTGACGGGTGTCACCGTTTGCAGTTTGGTAAGTCTCATAGAGCCACCAACCAGGACCAGTGATTCCTCTTGCTTTGTTAGCAGCGATTCCTTGCTCAGTGCTATCAACAAATACGAGGTTAAGACCGCGAGTGTCGCCGCCCTTAACTACGAATTCTGCAACAGCCTTAGGGGCAGTCCTGCGGACAGCACCAGCGAGAGCAGCATCAGTGCTACCTGCATATGCTTTGTGCAATTCGATTGCGGTTGTGCTTGTAACTTCTCTAACGATATAAGGGACGCTAGAAAGCTCAATGATGTCGCCAACGACGACGGTATCTGCTGCATTCTTCGTAACAGTGGCGTCACCATTGGTGACCGCTACGTTGTTTCCGAAAGTTGCGGCATCAATTTTTCCAAAAATTGCCATTGTACTCCGTGTAGAAGATGTTCCTATAAGTTATTTATAGCTATTCTTCTTTCTGAAACAGGAGTGATTCAACTACATCGACTGCCTTATCATCGAGTTTGTTGTCCGTGGTCGATGCCAGGGAACGTAAAACGTCAACCAGATAACGACGCACTTCGTCTTTCTGGATAAGGTTACCGATTGTCTTCTTTGCTAGGGGTAGAAGTAAAGCCCACATAGATCAATCCTCAAAGGGGTCTGATCTATATATGCGATCACTTACCGCCTGCTCTCTTCCTATCGAAATCGATAGTAGCCTGCATCATCTTTGCCTTCATGCGATCCTTGGCAGCCTTCTTTGCAGCATCGTCTGCTACGTTATCTGTCTTTGCTTCAGGAGCACAGGTCTCTTCTTTTTTGACAGCAACATCTTGCCCAGGCTCATACCACTTGCCGTCTCCGTCAGAGTCTTGCCAGCGTTTGCCTGCCTTTGCAGCTTTGATGTGTTTGTCTTTCTTTTTGGCAGCTTCCTTGAGTGACTCAACGTTACTCAAGATTTTGCTTCTTAGATGTTCGGACATAAGATCCTCTTTCTTTGGATTGATGGTGACATTTCCTTTTTTGGTTGTCTTTAGAGATGATTCTTTGTGACCAACGGGTTTCATTCCATCTCCCCCATCTTTTGCAACTCTGCCTCAGTAAACAGTCCTGAGTCAGACAGTTTATTTATAAACTCTTCGTTGCTCTTTTTGAGATTTGCTTTGCGATACTGGAGGTCAGCACGAGTGCCTTTGTCCATCTTACCTTGGGACTTGGGTTTAGTCTTGCCACCTACATCAGGTTGCATACCAGGGTTTGCTGCCTTAACTCTGCGACCATGGGTGTACTCAGCACCACTCATCTTGGAGTCACCAGACACCATCTTACCACCAGAGGAGCGTGAGTCAGCATACTCTTTGTCAGACTGACCATGCTTACCCTTGTAACCCTCTTCCATATCTTCTTCTTTGACACAGTTGGGGACTTGCTTGCCACCCTTAGTCTTTGTGCCCTTCGCCTTGTATCCGTCCCAACACTTGCTAGCACCAACATTCTTGCGTGCTTGCTTGAGACCTTCAAGCATTTCTTGATGGAGGTCATCGATATCAATGCCGACCACTTCTTCTTTAGTGGTCACGCCGAGGTCAGCAGCATCTCTCGCTGACTTCTCACCTTTCTTACCGACGACGATGTAACGACCGTCTGCCTTCTTACCAGTGATGAGCATAGAGTCACCACCAGACTGGACAACACGACCAACATTTCGGTCATCTTTATACTCTGCCTTCTTCTTTGCGACAGAGTTACGATCAACTTTGAATCCTGCATAGCCCTCTACTGTGGGCTCATAAGCATCGAATGCTTCCATCACTTTCATGACACCATCGTGGAGTCTCTGTGATTTTGGAAGAGTATCTTCTTCGATTGCCTTGAGGATATATGCCTGCTCGGTAGGATTGTAATCCATCAGTGCCGCAGACACCAGCATTTCTAACGTCATGTTTCTAAACCGAAATGAATTTCGTAATACTATTTAGTTTCAGCAGTTTTTCTAATCGTAGCGTTAAACTCTGAGAATTTAACAGGCTTTTGACCAGGAGTCATATTTTGTAGTGCTTCACGATAGCGGTCAGTCCCTGCTTTCCAGGTGTTACCACTGCCATCATCAGCACTGTAATTACTTTGATCCTTAGTAGTGTCAGCAGCTCTTGCTTGGACTTCAGCATCAGACTGCTCAGTTATATGCTGTAACCAGGCACGGTGCTCACCACCGAGACCATCTTCCATGATGATGTAGTTAGGACCACGGTGGACGATCTGACCGACCATACCAGTGTCATCATGCTCTACGATAGCACCAACCTTGTAGATCTGGTTGAGCATATAGTAGTCACGGAAGGCATCGAAGTCTAGTTTAGGTGCGTATGTCCAGACAGATTCATGGACTGACTCACCCTTCTTACCTTTCTTCGCCTTAGGTGGAGGTGTCATCCCTGCGATGACATCTGCCATTAGTTTCTTAGAGTCCTTGTATCCACCAGTCCCAGCATGGAAGTTGTCGTGATCTCCCCCTTGGGCATGTTTTCGCATTGCTGATGCGGACAGATTCTCGATAGGATCATCAGAGTCAGTAGCACGAGCGCCTGCAGACTTAATGTTAATTGATTTGAAGTCATAGTGAAGACCATTGTACTTGTTTGCAAGGGTCTCAAACTCCTTCACACGGTCATCACCGACGACCATAGTGACATGCTCATGACCTTCGTCATGAAGGTCACGAAGGATATCAAAGATGTTTCTATGCGCTTCGTTGTTTTGGATAGCGTCCTTGTGACCCTTAAACATCTTACGCATGTGATCCACCTTCTGTTGTGCAGACAGTGGATTCTTTTTATGATCCTGAGATCTGGATGGGTAGATACGATAGTTGCCTGAGTCACCACCATGTGCCTTCACTGCATCAAGGAGTTTGCCATGACCAGCGTGAGGTGGGTTAAACCTACCGAAGGTGATAGCAACATGCTTGTCTTCTAATTTCTTGTCAGCGGCGGATGATCTTCCCTTCGCGGACGTGGAAGGTTTCTTAGGCTTCTTTGCTGCCTCAGTTGCCTCCCTGATAAATTGAATGAATCTCATTTGCCCCAATCTTTTGCGACGGTGAAGTTTGCTCGTGAAAACTCTAGACGATCAACAAGTTTGATTGCTTGTCCATCCATGATTGCTACAAATCCTTCTGGACTTGTGACACGGTATCCTTTCTCGTCTTCCAAGAAAGTACCCACGCCTTCAATCTTCTTGAGTTTATTTATCACCTGCTCTTTTGCAGCGATAAGGTCCTTAAATCCAGTAAATGTATGGATCATTACAGACTTGTTATTATTTAGGTAAGCGAGAGCGTCTACCTTGCGGCGCTTCCATTCTTGCTGTGACTTCTCAGTCTTCTTCTTCTTGATCTCGTCATCATATTTCTTGGTCACGAAGTTGATATAACCAGAAGCAATACCCTCTGCAGTAGGCACCTTGCCACCACGAATGACTTGGTTGAAGTAGATCTTGAAGAGAGCAGGAGGTGCGAATGACTGTGGTCCACCTGCCTTCTGGATCTGATCTAGAAACTTCTTACCCTTGACAAGACTACGTTGTGCCTTCTGAATAGTGCTGTTGAGTCTAGTGATCTCACCAGGAGCAAGGTTTGCAATGCCGTTAGTATTCTGGAAGGTAGAAGAGAAGACTGCAACGTCTCTCACACCCTGCATACCAGACACATCAACACCGAAACCAGCACTCATCTCACCGATGGTGGATCCTTTATAGGAGGTGTGGAATACAATACCGAGTTTGCTAGCAGCAACCTTCTGTCCCAACTCAGAGTGCTTTGGAATCACATAGGTGATAGTGTTGGGTTTGAAGTGGTAGCAAGGACGACCACGCATTGCAATGACTGTGGGTCTCTTAGTGTAGAGCAAGTCACCTTGGATCACTCCTTGGATAGGGAGTTTGCCGAGTTGATCGAGACACGCTTTAAGAATGCCATTGAGGGCACCATCATAGTGGAAGTCAATGTCAGCATAGGAGTAACAGATCTTAGGGTTAGTCTTATTAAAGACTGACTTGTTACCCACGAAAAACAACCCTGTCTCAGGATCTGTGCCGCAAATAATTGCAGGAGCACCGTCCCACTTGACAGTGACCTTGGTGTTGTTACCACCCTTACCTGACGTGAGCATGTCACGCAAGGACTCAAGGAAGTTGATGGCGTTGGTAGCGCCAGCGTATCCCTGATTGAAGATGTCGTCTTCGAGGTGCTCTAGGTGTGTGTTTTTTGCCATGCCTTTATTATACCTCCTCAGCGCCAGTACGGTTACTCACCAGTGCCACTGGGTAAATTGCCACACGGGCACCGTTGTATCGTTGCCCATCAATATCAAATCCTCTGCCTGCTCTGTAGGTAGCAGCAAAGGCAGCTCGGTATCCTCCTTTAGAGAAGTAATCCGAGTCACCATTCCATGATACATGGTCAGAGAATGTCAGATTGAAACATGCTTCCTCATTACGTTTAGGTGTGAGTTTGGGATTGCCCTGTGCGATCATGTTTACATTATCTATACCATACTTGTCCCCATAAGCAGGACCATACACAGATCTATTGATAAGTGTATTGCTCTTCACATATGAGTAGACAGGATTCTGTAGTTTGTCACCAACAATATAACCTGCAACTTTTCTTAGAAAGTTTTTAGTCTCAGCATCTTCATAGATCAGTGTAGGGTTATTGGCACTACCAGACTTAGGGGAGACACCACCATACTGCTGATAAGCAGCAGGTCCACCTGCCTTCTTGTGAGAGATAAAGATCTGATCCTTATCCTTATCATCATAGATTGCAAAGTCGGCCTTTGCTTCTCTACCTAAAACTTTTTCAGTTATATTTCTTACACCCACACAATTCTTGAAGTCACCACTAGGTGTACATATTTTAATAGGACCCAGTTGTGTAACTAGATCCTTAATGAGTTTATCTAGGTCACGGATAGCAGCTTCTTCTGCTGCCATGACATTTGTTTTGGTAGGTTTTCTGATCCTGTTGAGTGCAATATACCCAGTCTTAGATCCAACCTTTACATGTGCTACCTGCAGTTTACCAATGGTATCTTTACTGTTGCCAGCAAGTTTCATTTCTGTGCCTGCCTTTAGCACACCATGTGTATCTTTTTTGTTTGACTTAAAGAAAGTAGCATTCATATTAACTTCGACTTTGAGCACGAGGTCTTTCCACATGCTGTTGTTGCCGATGTATTTGTCGAATGCTGACTCTCCAGACGTGGACTTGCCAGACAGGACCGCCATTGAAAACAGTGACTCTACCTAGTTATTTATTCAGGTGTTACGAGACCTATTCTTAATGACGATGAAAGCATCCTTGTTATACTTACGAGTGCCCTTCACAGGTGCCCACTTGGTGCCAGCACCATCAATCATATAGACTGAGGTGCCGCCAACTTCAATGTGGATGTCGTCTTCTCTAACGTCCCATCCCAAGTCTTGAATTTGTTGCCAGAGATCTTCCTGTGTAAACTTCATCAGATGTCACCAGGGGCACGGTTTTCACTGTAGTGAGCATCAAACATACCCTCAGGGTAACGTGCTGCCAGTTTCAGAGTGTTGATGTAGATGATCTCATCGAGACGCATGTCCAGTGCCATAGCAGCATTGGCAACATACCACATGATGTCACCCAACTCTTTCTGCAGGTGCTCTTTGTTTGCTTTGTCCCAAGGTTTCGCTTGGAATTTGATCTTCTTAACGATCTCCATAAACTCACCACCCTCAGCACAGATACCAGAGGCAGCAGTGTCAAGACGCTCGATGTTACAACCTTGCTGGTGCAACTCAGTCAGACGCTCAACATAAGTCTGGTAATCCTTACTAGCATTGGAGGTCACACGATCAACAAACTTACAGTAGCGATCAAGATCAACCTCAAACTTCTCAGGTTGCTTACCTGCCTTCGCCTTTGCCTCGTTTTTCTCAGCAACTTTCTTCTTAGTCTTAGGAGCAACAACGTCAGGGTTGTTGAGCATCTCCTCAGGAGTCTTGGGGGTGGTGTCTGCTACCTCTTGAGCACGACGACGCTCTTCCTCAACCTTCTCTTGTGCCTGACCTGAGATCTTCTCTGTCTCTGCTTCCAACTCGTAGTTAGGATCGCCTTGGTCTGTAAATTTGTTTGGGTCAGTCATACTTTGAATCCGTCAAATGATTTTTTAGTGTCGGTAAATGCGTCCTCACTGATGTCACCAGCATCAATGATGTTGTCCTGTGCGGACTGATCACAATCATACAATCTCATCTTCGCTCTGTCAATCCCTACAACGAATCGCTTGAATACTGTGGGATCATTGTATCGATTCTTAAGTTGCTTGACCATGATCTGACCAAGCTGCTCCATCTCTTCTGTGGATATAAGCGCGACCATAAGATCAGCAGTAGCAGGCAATCCAAAAGACTCGCTAGTATCAGTGAGCTCCACATCAGAATTGCCATAACCACTCCGTGTTGTTTGTGTAGCAGAGACGATAGGGACATTCAACTTGCCAGCGAGTCCTCTCAACTCCTCTGCGATGGACTTAACATATGTATAGGAATTGACAACGGTCCCTTTATAGCGTGACGATGCACAGATATTCAGGTAGTCAACGAATACAATGTCAGGATGGAATCCTTTCTTTAGAGACAACTCATTCAAGAGTGCCTCAAAGTGTCCCACATGTGCAGACGCTGTGGGATACTCTTTGATAACCAGACGACCTTGGGTCTTCTTCTTGAGAGCATCCACCTTCTTGGTGTATCTCTCTTTAGTGAGGATGGGATCGCTCAGTTGCTGGATCGGGATGTCCAGGAGGTTGGCGTCAATTCGCTCAGCAATCTTTTCCTCTGCCATTTCAAGTGTAATGTAGAGTACGTTGCGCCCCTCTGCGAGGGCGGCACCAGCAGCATGGCACATGAATAGAGACTTGCCGACGCCCGTTCCAGCAAGAGCGACATTGAGAGTCTTGTTAGAGAGACCACCTTTGGTAATGAAGTTAAACTTCTC